GGTAGGATTTCTGCAAATATTCCGAATTTCCTTTCACTACCAATAAAAAGCATGTTCTGGAAGTTCTCAATTGGTAAACCATCCATATCACCTTGGAAGCGAAGTAGTTTCCTTTTAATTGGGTCGTAATGCTTTCTGTTGATGCATTCAAAGTGGATGTTTTGGTCCTCTTCGACATACAATTGAAGTAAACTGAACCCCCAGAACTCCGATAAGATAAGTTCTTTTCTAAGTTCCTTGAACCATGGTGAGCGCAGCTGTTTATTGATAACTTCGTCTGACTTTCCATTGCGCTGAAACTCAATTGGAATCTGCGTAACACCACGTAAGCGTTTAGCCATGACACCTGAAAGATGCAAGTCGAACGCTGCACTTTCGTACATGTCGTACAGTCTTACACGATTTGAGTAATCAATGCTTTTTGCTGCATTGACTGAATTCATGTAAGTTTCAAGGTTAAAATGAAACAGTTCAGGCATTTGTAATACAACGTCTGGTTGTCTTAAGCCTGGTTGTGATACGTAACCACCTTGTACAATTTTGTTTTTATTCTTTTTCATAACTGATTAATCAAATACTGGTCTAATTTCTTCGCTTTTTATCTGCCAATTCGAGTTGTCCGAAAGCGCATCAGAAGGTAGCAAAGGTGCTCCTTCAACTGTAATGTCACCTTTCATAACACCTTTAAGCCAGGTCGTTGCACGTTCGTACCTGTCTTCTCTAATCTTAGACATCTTGTAAGGATTGTGCTGGCAAAAAATATGGTAGATAGCAATATCTAGCGCAAACATCAAGATGAGAGGGTGTCTCTCTGCGCCTGTCTGTGAAAAGATAGCCTGGCAATCATATTTTTTATTAAGATAGCTTTTCATTTCAGAGATAGCTCTGTCCTCACAAATCTCTATTATTTGTGGATCATAATCAGAGGTGCCTTGTCTTAAAAGGCTATCAAGTATTTCACGATGAATCGAAGCATCGTAATCTTCAAGTGATATAAAATTCTGCATAACTTAGAATGTATAAGGGTTGTTTTCGTTCAATTCATTATAGCCAATTGTATAAACTGGTTCAAGTTCATTTGTTTTTGTATCTGTCATCGTAACTCCGCCTTCTACAGCGTCGCATCCATCGGCTGGGTAAGGCAGTGAAAGTTCGAAGAGTTTAAATTGGTTTCTAAGCTCTTGCATGTGTGGATTGTCCTTTTCTTCTTCATTGAAAACGAGAGTACCAAGTCTATCTAAAGGCTCTAAGTTTGCCTCTATACGAGTAGCTTTGTCTGTCTTTTTTCGTGTGTCTTCACGAATAAATAACTGCGTTTTTCGTTTTGCACATTCATCACGAAGTAGTGGCTTAAAAACCTGTTGATAAAATGGGTCTTGTAATTTGTTATTTTCGATATACCAATACACGTTGGTCTTCTTTGCAACGTACTTATCGACTTCGAAATACCAGCCTATAAAGTTGGCATTCGTTTCGTGTGCTAAAAATCCTTTTATAACATAGTACACGCCTTTTAACTTTCCAATAAGCCACAAGGCTTTGGTAGAACTTCCTTTCTTCTTTGAATCAGAATAGGCAGGGTCGCCATATCCAATAAGGAATTGAAACTTATTTAATGGTGGTACTTTGCCATATGTAAGATTCTTGAAAATCTTTCCTTCTGATACAGGGTTGTTAAAATACTCGCCCTGTTGCGCTTTTGCGCTAATCTTTGATAACGTTCTATCTATCTGCTCTTCTGTATTCTTCGCAAGCCATGTGCTTTTGCCATTCTTATCACGGATATTCACAATATCCCAACTATTTGCAAGTTTGCCAGCTCTGGTAATACAGCAGTCTTTAGCAATGATGTTACCACACCAAATAACCAGTGTAGGCTCAGAAATAGAGCGTGTAGGATACAAAGCCTTTTCCACCCAGTCCCACTTTTTATTCAGTGTTACAGGATTTCTGCAGTCCTCGTCTGTGTCGTAGTCATCCATGTAAATGACGTCAGGACGAATTGCTTCATTACGCATACCACGAGGAGCAGAACCTGCACCAATAGCAATGAACTTAGCACCGCAAGTACAAGTGAACTCTCGGTCTGTCCATTGACCTAGCACTGGTTGTTTGCCGTAAAACTGTTGTATACGAGGGTTGCTTTCGAAGTTAATTCTGTAGGGTGTCAGCAAACGCACTGCTGCATCAATTGTAGCACTTGCAAGTGCTACGAACTTCTTGCGCTTTGTTAGTGTAAGGTACATTAATACGAACATCACAACAGTTGATTTTGCTAGCTCTCTTGACCAGGAAAGAACCTCGTACCATTCATCATTAGCAATAAGGCGTTTTATCGCTTTGATGTGAAAGGGTGCAAATTCGTATTTTGCATAGCTTGGAAAGAAATATTTAATCCACTCTACAGGATCTTTCTCCAACCTCTCACGCATTTTATCAATATCATAGCGAGATAGAGATTCGTCTATGTCTATGTTCTTTGCAAGTCCTTTGTTATATTTTTCCCAAATCGCAAGGGCTTGCTTATCAGTCCATTTTACCATATTTATTTTTTGTTATTTGCCTGGTCTTTAATGAAAGCGTCAAACAAGTTATTGAACTCTTTTGCTTTGTCAATATCAATTGGTCTTAACCACGAAAGAAAGCGCATCGCTACAGATACGCAGTCGGGCACACCGATATCAGATTCTAGTTTCTTGATAGCACCTGCAATCTTTGCAAGTGCATCCGCTTCTTGCGTTGTTGCAAAACGTTCACCTGGTGGACGTGAACTAATGTTGTTATTGATTTCCACAATTTGGTAACTCCATTGCGAAATGATTTGCTCTGGTGTAATGGTCTTTGACGCTTTTATTTCCTGCCATTTTCCTTTTTCTGCCCATCTCGCAATCGTTTGTCTTGTCGTTCCAACTTTCTCAGCGATTTCTTCCTGTGTGTAATTGCCATCAAGATATAGCGATTGGGCAATACTTTTTTTATTTAAACTGTTGTCCTTTCCCATTGTAAGTCTTTTAATAATGTGTA